AACGGAGTGTGTTTGTAATGGCAAGGCGAAGAACTACAAAGAAAGGAAAGACCACCTACGGGAAACCTTTCTCGAAGAAATCAACTGGCGGTAAATTCCGCAAGGGAACTAAAATTCAATACAAATACCAAAACGGTCGTCGAGTCGGCGCCCGCAAGGCACGAAAGTGATAACATGGAACTTAGATCGTGCGAAAAGTGCACCTCCACCAATGTTTCAGTGGAGTATATCAAAGTCCAAGACTTGATGCACTGCATTTGCACACGATGTGAATACGAGTGGGTCGAATGAATCAATACAAAGAAGAATGGATGCATCGTTGCATGCTTCTCCCTATTCAAGCCATGTCATCGTCGATCGATGAGATGGAACAAAATCAACGCAAGTTAGATCAAGATGCTAAACTTGCAAAAGCACTGAATAGAACAGCAAAGGCAGCACTTGTTGGTGCTACTATTGCTGCCATGGATGGCCCAATTCCAGTAATGGATGTAGTGGGTCTTGGTGTAGCCTCTGGTATGGCTATTATTGCATGGCATGATTATTTCTCATAATCCCCGGAAAACGGTAATCTCCCTGGGGGATTTTTTTCCGTTATTCGGCGGGACTCTTCCGCATTATACCAAAAGTCCTACATTGAACCTTGTCTTTGACGAGGTATTTAGAAACATAAACAGCAGTCTTCCTACGATTCTTGACTGCTTGATAGTTGATCCGACCCAAACCTATCGGCATCAACTGCTGGCACCATTCACTCAACTTAGAATAGTGAATGTACGGTGCTATCGCAACCATATGCACATGCGCATGAAATTTGTATTTCGGATGTGTAAAATTATCTAGATCGGGTGTCCATTTGTACGTACACTCGAGAACATAACTTCCTCCTTCAACACCGTTCTCTTGAAGGATAGCCCTAGCTCGGGGCAGGAGTTTACCCAGTGCACGGATTTCATCTTCCCTACTGGTGAGGCATCCGTCGTATGAAAACCATTGAGAAGGCAAAGCGAAAGTCAACAATTTCGGAACCTTTCGTCCGTCCTTGTAGGACTTTGCCACAGCGTGGATGCGGTCCATACGCTTACCCATCCTCGTAGCACGCCTGTACTTTGCTTTACAGGCCAAACAACGGTCCGGGAGGTTCATCGGTCTCTTACCGAGTTCCCCGGTCCTCTTGGATATCCTCATCGTCTGAACATAGTCAGGCGCATCGGGAATCCAACGCATTCTCCACGTGTTAAGTGGTCGTACATACGATCCACAGAATGCAGGAACCTTGTCCGGAACAAACGGACAATTCCTACACACATATTTCCACCTTGTTTTATTTATCATAGGCTCCAAAATTACAACCCCGGTTTTCTGTATCCTAAACAGAAAGGACATTCCGGGTTGATAGGGCGTGCAAGGTATGTTCCACGACATACTCTACACTGGTATGTGATCCAGTCGAACGCCCTCATTGAATCCACCCTCGGACGTGCATAGGTCGATTTTTACAAGCAGGGCAATCTGTCTGTCTTGTCAATAACACGTCTGAATGAAAACAACGTGGACATTCATGGATTCTCCAAATCATTCTTCTTCCTCCTCGCAACGATAATCGCCCATGCACTTATCGAATCCTACGAGGACACAATGACAAGTCATTCCTCTTCCTCCGTATATGTGCAATTTGCACACTCGCAATCATGTGGTGTTCTCCTGAACAACCATTTCCCATCAATCTTCACCTTGTAGTAGACTTTCGCCATGGTGTTACTACAGGCTCCGTGTATATAAATGTATACACCTATAAATTATTAATAACCCTATCATGATAGGGTCTTCTATGGCAGGCGCAAACCTCCCCGCAAAGAAGTACAAGAAAACATCACCAACACAGACACGACTATCATTCGAGTGTTCTGGTGGATCTACTCAATTCATTGATATCGGACTCGCATTGAGTGCGGCTAACCGAAAATTTGCAAGAGCAGGAGTGTACTACTATGTTAACTCCGTAGAAATCTACAATGATGAAACAGGTGTAGTCGATTTCCATACAGCACCCGATACATGGGTGACTAAGAACGCATGGAACCGTGGTTTCCAGCTGTTCCAAAAGATGAACTCTATGGTCGATCCGGTTAGCGGAATCGGACGACCAAAATATCACGACTTCAAGGTTTACTTGGACAGTCGACACAAATCTACAGGCTCGCTCCTTCCATCCTTGCATGGAATTAACGCAGCACATACAGCATTAACCGCTGACGAATGGAAATATTCTGAATTCGTATCAGCAGACGACGACGGAGATACAACTCAACAAGCAGACAATTTCTTTGTCCACCTACTGGGTGGTCACGTCGGAAGTTCAGACAACTGGGAATCAGTTGGTCTAATCAAATCATATGGTGAGTCTCGTTCAACAATTACTCAAGAGACCCCCAACGACTATCCAGTTGTCACCACAGACCCATTGATGAATGTCTTTGACTTTAGCAGTGAGGAACAAATGAACGACATTATCGAAGGCCTTCGTGATGATAATGATCGTCCACCATACTCTCTCACCAATTACCCCGGAGAGTCAACCAATTCTCTCCACCACGTCGCCCGGATCGGAACTGAAGTCGGTGTCGGACGTGTCGGAAGAGCAAGCGGATTCTGCGCTCCTTTCGGACTTATCTGTATTGACCCACACGGCGTAGATACACCATTCCGTGTGGTCATTAACCTCGCCGTTGGTACTTACCACGGTGTTTATGCGGAGCGTGCTTGAAATGGAAGCAGAAACCGCTACAACAGTCAAGAACACGGCAACTGCCGCTCGTGTTCTCTCCTACATCAAAGACAACCGAACCGAAATGATTGCTCTTGCAATATTGGTTCACCTCCTCGGTCTCAGTGACCGTGTTCTTGGCCAACTTAACGGAGTGTGTTTGTAATGGCAAGGCGAAGAACTACAAAGAAAGGAAAGACCACCTACGGGAAACCTTTCTCGAAGAAATCAACTGGCGGTAAATTCCGCAAGGGAACTAAAATTCAATACAAATA